GTAAATGAAATTATTTTAAGCCTAATAGACTTTTTTAAAGTGGCTCAACCAGACTTGGATACAAAACCAGGAACTGTTGCTAGAGATTTAATGATTGATGCTCCTGCATCTCAAGTAGCAATTTTATATGATCAACTTGCTAATGTTTCCAATAAACAATCATTGCAATTAGTTGTTGGGACCGACTTAGATAAGTTAGCAAAAAACTTTGGAATAATTAGAAAATCAGCAACTTCATCTAGTGGTGTAGCTTTACTTACATTTTCAAGTATTAATGCAACAATAAATATTAATAAAAATGATATTATTTATGCAAATAATAATTTTTCATTTGTTGTTGCCAATGGAACTACAGTAGATCCAAATTCTGCAAATTTTTATCGTTCCGTTGCATCTAAATATAGAGATCAATTAGACTTTGTTGGAATATCAGACCAATATGCTGTTGAAGTTACAGTATTGGCAAGTAGTTCTGGATCTATTGGAAATATTGGAAAATATTCTTTAGCAAGAACAAATATTAGTGGCGTATCTAATGTAACAAATATTAATGGATTTTCTGGAGGAACAGATCAAGAAAGTGATGTTGTATTTAGAAATAGAGTATTATCATCATTTAATGGATCTAGTGTTGGAACAGCTTTAGGATATTTAAACGTTGCACTTGGAATTTCTGGTGTATCAGATGCTGCTGTAGTTGAACCAGGAAGCCCATTAATGACAAGAGATGGAACAAAAGTAACTAAAAATGCTGATGGCTCAAATACAATTGTATCAGAAGGTTCTGGTGGTAAAATAGATATTATTATATTGGGATCTACTTTAACTGAAGATTCTGATAGTTTTATTTTTATTGATAAAAGCAATAATAATGATCCAACTAACTCTAAAAATGATGTTATACTTGGACAAATTTCTGGAGATGAAAACAAAACTATAAATAAAAAAAGAATTGATAATATAGCAAATGGTGTATTGCCATCTCAGCCAGTTAATTCTGTTTTAGATATTACTGCATCATTAAGTGGCTCAAATTTTAAACCAAAGACAACCGATTCTTATGGCAGAGTATTTGGAAATTATGAGCTAGTTAAAGATACCGGTGTATATGGCGGAAGTCCTTGGGGATTTGATAAAATTCATTGGATTTCAGATCGTATTTCATTATTTAATGAAGATATAATTAAAGGTCAATTTAATGGACAAGATGCAACTACTTTTACAGATGTAACTGAAATACCAAAAATAACACAAAATATTCCAATATTAAATGAAAATAGCAGAATAACATCTGATAGATCTATAATTCAATTGTTGCATACACCTGTTACTAATGTAACTAGAGTTGTAAATATTACTACCGGAGAAAGATATTTAATTACAAGTCAAAATCCAGATCAAACGGGAACATATAATACAACTGGAAGAATTAAAATATCTGGAAATACTTTACCAACATCAAGTGATTTATTGCAAGTTGATTATAGTTGGGTGGTTGATTATGATCAATATTCAGATTATGATGGATTAGTTAATACAAATAATCCAAGAACAGTAAATGATAGTATTGATTGGGGATTTTCTTCAATTATTAAAAATGAAAAAATTAAATTTTCTGATTCTGGCGGAAATTTCTTTACTGGAACTGCATCACATAATGTAAGCTCTGTAATATCTGTTAATAAATTTGTAGAAGCTGATGCGCAAGTAACTAGAATTACATCCGGAATATTTGTTAATAGATTAGCTGTTGTATTAAGCAATATGTCATCTGAAGCGACATCAGTTTCATCTGTTATTTTGAAAAATTCAAATAAAGAAATATATGCAACTGCTCAAAATGATGGAACATTTGTTAATACTACTGGTGTAATTGGAATTGATATTGTATATAATATTACAATAGTTTTACCTTTAGATACTATTGCTGTTGAAGGGGATTATGCTACTGCATTAATTAATAGTACAGATGTATTTAATTCTAATAGTGGTGTTGGAACAAGCAACGGAACACAAATAACAATACCATCAACTTCTGTAAATACAACAGCTACATCTATTATATTGCTTGCAACTTACATATCTAATGTAACGGATCTTATGTCAACAGCAATTACAAGCATACCAGCAAGTAGAGCTGCAAATGGATTTGTATTATCAAATAATAATGGATTTAATAATTTTAGTGTAAGCAATATTGCTCGTCGAGAAATATTAACAGTTCAATTAAATTTAAGTAGTCAATATTTTGTTGAAACTTCATTATTAGCAAGTGATTATGTTTTTAATACTGAAATGGTAATTACTGTTGTAAGATTATCTGATGGCAAAATATTATGGAACAGTGATAATATAGGAAGTATTACTACTGGAATTTCTGGTAATTATCAAATAATTCTTAATGGATTTAATACTCCAGCAGCAAATGATAAAGCTTTAGTTATTTATCACGCAACAGATATAAGAAGATTTCAACCATTTAGTTTTAGCAATAATGTTATTCACACTAATATACAACAATTACAAGAAGATCCTGGAACTGGAAAGCTTTATATTCCAATTAATGCATTAACTGCACAAGCAAGCAGTATTAATTTTTCTATTATTGAACCAAATACTGATATTGCTTTATTTAGCGTATCTGATGGTTATATGACTGTTTCAAATGGCATTGGAACAATAACAAGTTTAGCAACTAATTTTAGTTCTATTCATGATATGACTCATAAAAAAATTAAAATTAGTCAAGCAACAAACCCAAATAATAATGGAATATTTGATATTATAAATTATAATTCTTCAACTAATTTATTGACTATTAAAAATGTATATAATAATTTAGTGACAGATCAAGTATCAATTATTAGATTGTTAGATGGAAAAGAATTATGGAATTATAATGGAACAATAGATGTTGTTAACAATAAATTACTTTTGGAAAGTTCAGCTCAAGCATCAGCAAATGATTATGTATATGTAATAACATTTAATATAGATAATCTTAGAAAAAGTTCAGCAAGAATAATATCTAATGTAGTAGATCAAACTGTTAATTCTGGCGTATTAAATATTAATGGAACATCTATTGTAAAAGCAACCAATGTTGTATTTACTGCAACCAATACTGGACTTAGACTTAATTTGGCTGAAGCTGTTAGAAAATCTTTAGGATTAGCATCAACCGCTTCAATACCATCAAATATAAAGCTAGCTAATTTAATTAAGTTAGAGAAAGTAGTTACTGTCAGCAATAATAGCAATGAAGTTTTGCAAGTATTAACCACATATGATGTAAAAAATACTGCAATTCAAAATAATTTGTTATATATGAATGAGATGATATTAAATTCATCTTTATCTCAATTAGAGTTTATATTGCCAAGTACAACTAATAATACTTTAAACTCTAATGTAATTAATTTGCCAAAAATTGGAGATAGATTAAGAGCAACATTTTACTACACTGTAGATAATGATACAGAAAGTTTATCTTATACTAAAAATGGACAACTTTATAGTAATAAGACTTTTGCTTTAATTAATAAAGTTTATGTTGCTAGCGGATTTAAAACATCACAATCAACAAGGGTAACATTAAGTTCATTTAATCAGCCATCTCTTGGTTCTAGATATACAGTTTATTATGATTATCTTGCGCCAAAACAAAATGAAAGAATTTCTATAAGATTTAATTATAATAGTTTAATAACTAATGCTACTTTTGAGATAGAAAAAAATAGACCAATTAATGCTGATGTAATAGTAAGAAGCGCAAAACAAGTATTGTTAGATCTTACTCTAAATATAGTTTTAACAGATGCTTATAAAAACTCTGCAACAGCAGTAGTTCAATCAGTTAAAGATAAATTAATAACAGCAATGACTACTAATGAATTAGGAACAATAATAGATAATCCAACATTAATTAATGTTGCACAATCTGTTACTGGTGTAGCAAGAGCAAGAATAGTTTATTTTAATAAGACTGGTGTAGTTGGACAAGTATTAAGTGTTCAAGCTCAAGGAGATGAGTATCTTGCGCCTAATACAATAATTATTAACACTGAGACAAGATAATATGCAAAACTTAAGAATCATAAATGTAAGTATTATTAATAGTACAACTATTACTATAACATTTACATCTGAATTGATAAATAATTTAGTTCCAGGAAATGTTGCAATTATTTCAGAGACTACATATGTTCCAGATTCTCAAGTTTTAGAAGTTAGTGTTAAGAAAGATACATTGCGAATAACGTGCCAACCATTAACACCAATGGCTGCATATAATATAGAATTAAGCTCTACAGTTCTTCATCCATTTACATCATTACATGGTGATGCAATTATATCAGAAGATGGTGTTTCTAATAGATATTTAATAACAGGTCCATTATCATCAGATAATCCTGTTTTAAATTATTTAAAATCATATTTGCATGATAATATTTATAATACTGAAGATTCTGAGACTTTAGTAAGTAAATATTTAAATTCTTTAGCAATTAATCTTTCTAGAGCACTTTATGATATTAAACAAAGTGTTAATGAAAATTATTTAACTAATACTATTGTTGATGAGCAAAAAATAAGAGGCGAAGGACCATTTGATAGATTAAATGAAGAGGGTGCATATGATATTCTTAGAGTTGGTCGTACTCCTTCTAATGTAAAAGTATTTAATACAGATAGTTATGATACATTTGAATTATCTCCTATTACTTTACAAAAACAATATAATATAGAAACACTTACAATAGATTCATCTGATGATGTTGGAAAATTTAATATAAATAATTTGGTATTAAACCTTTCTAATTCTCCAGTTACAAAATTAAAAAGTTTAATATTTACATTAGCTACAGCAACACCAATTTATATTTATGATATTGAAACTTTAGGATATCAAATTAAAGATTCTAGATATGATCAAAGTTTAGCTTCAACATATGTTTCTTTATCGGAAAATCAAATTAAATTAAATGAAAAAATATTAGAAGACACTTTATTTTCAATTAATAATATTATAAGAGTTGATGTTCAATATGAATCAAAAGATCTTGGTCGTGTTATTGATGAAACAACTGTTCAAGTATACACTTATTTAACTTCAAGTAGAGAAGTTTTACCGCCAATAATTAATATTTTTAATTTAGAGCACGCGCCAATTGTTAATAATTCAAATGTTATTGCAACTACTGGTGGCGTAATATTTGTAGATGCAAATACTAATTTACCACATGCGGCATTTGTTACTGAAATACCATTTAGACTTAATGGATTACCATCTATACCCGGTCAATATGCCGTTGATTATTCCACCGGAACTGTTTATGTATATGGAAGCTCTATAGCTAGAGATGGTACTGGTCCATATCCACCAGTTGCTACTTATAGATATAAATTTAATTATAAATCACAATTAGATTATGTTTATGATTCAGATTTAAGAGAAGTTGTTGCATTACCTCTTGGAAATTTAGTAAATTATCCAGGAACAATTGAATATGGATTTGAGAAAGTATTAATACCAAATGTTGATTATGTTGGCGATGTTCATAGAGAAGTTCTAGTAGAAAGAGTTGGAAGTAATCAAATAGCTCTTAATGCATTTAAAACGGCTAATGCTCCAATAACAAATGTTTTTAGAATCTATAATGAAACAACTGGAGAGCTTTATTCATTAACTCGTTGGAATGAAAATAAAGTTTATTATACATACAATACACCACCAACAATTGTTGCTCAAACAAATGAAAGAGTTGCGTTTGAAAATATAATAAATGAATTATTGTTTGTAGAGTCATCATCTACAAATGCTTGGGCAATTAAAGTTGCAAAAATAACTCTTAAAAACAGCATAATAACGTCATTATCAGAAGATACAATTGGGTCTTTTTTAAATTCAAGTATAATATTTTCAAATACAAATGTATTTGTTGCAGAAAGATGGTATAACAGATCAGATACTGTAACTAACAATATAGATAGATTGTATAATGTTGGTGAATATATGGTTGATTATTATAATGGAATTATATATTGTGCATTATCTGGAACACAAGGCTCTGATATCGGAAATGCTACATATAAAAATAACAATATAGTACCACAACATTCTCATGTTATAAGTATTGAGGATATTTTTTATAGAATAAATGCATTAGCAAATAAAGATAAAGTATTTTCTTATTCATCATTTGGAGAAGGATCTATTATTCCAGAAGTATTAGAATATTCTGATGAAGTTTCTCTTAATAATAGCACAGACATATATCAAGTATATAATAAAAGCGTTGGTGCTTTTATAAATGCAAGCTTTGTACCAGGAGTAAGCAATCAAGTTAAACATGTAAGAGGTATATTTGAATATACTGATTTACTTTATAATACTTCTCCAATTAATTTTGCAGAATCTAGTTCGTTTAGCGGGTTTAATATTACAGCAAATACAATCAATAAACAATCATTTGATGATGTTAAATTTGATGGTGTAAATTATTATGTTAATTTAGACGAAAAATTTTCATATCAATCATCAAATATAATATATACTATTTCTGTAGTTAGACTTTCAGATTCAGTACAGTTGTGGGATAATTCTGGCATAATAAGTCCTGCTGATCCTGTTAAATTAATATTATCTGGAACCGGCTCTCCAATTGTAGGAGATCATGTACAGATAAATTATTCATTTACTATAAAAGATTTATCTCGCGTTGTAGTTGACTATAATCGTGGAGAATTATATGTTGATTATACTTATGTAGGTGATGAAATTGTTGTTAGTTATGAATATGGTGATAACTTTTTAGATTTTAGACAAAATGAAACATTACCCGCTGGAAGCACATATTATGTAACATATAAAGTTGGAGCATTAAGAGATGCTTTATTAAAGAATTTTGGAAATTTAATAAATATAGATGAACTTAAAACTTTTGATATTGAATATAATAGAGAAAGATATCGTGATGCATTAAGTGCGGCATTATCTTCATTTATTAAAGGACCAACTGTTGATGCTATTAAAAATATTGGTAGTACAATATCTCATATAGAACCAATAGTAACAGAATCTGCATTTCAAGATTGGATTTTAGGAAGTAATTTATTATCTCCAGAGCCAATAACAACTTCTGGAACATTTGATTTATTATCTGCTAAATTTGGATTGGGTCCATTAATAAATTCAGATAATCAATCTATAAAGTTTCCAATTAACTCTAATATAAGATTAGAAGAAGGTACATTTGAACAATGGATTATTCCACAATGGAATGGAATTGATAATAATGCAGATCTTACATTTACTATTTTAAGAGGCGGATTAGATATAGATCCATTAAAAATATTTATAGGATCTGATGAAATTCATCCATCATCAAATACTTTTAGTATTAATAAAACAATTTCTTATGGCGTTCCAAATTTAAATAAAGATGGTGTTTATATTTATTATGCTACAGATGGCTATGCTGATTTTGATAGATGGTATATCAAAGTAATTGATGGATATGTTGCATCTCCAAGCAATTATAAAATAACTATGACCACTAATGGAACAATATATGATTCTAAGAGTCTTATTGTGCCAACTCCACCAAGTTTAAGTATTTTAACTAAAACTAATGGTATAACTATTAATGTTGCTTCAGCTACATTTGTAGATCAGGGAATTACATTTGTTGCAGATTTGCAGCATTATTTGCTTGATTTTGGAAAAGATAAATCAAATTCACGACTATCTATTTATAAAGATGCAAGTGGTTATTTGAATTTTAGAGTTTTTGATAAAGATGGAGTGTCTTATCATATAGGGAACGACATATCGTCATGGCAGGCAGGAGAGCCTCATTTTGTTGCAGCTTCATGGAAGATTGGAACCATTAATGGTCGCGATGAAATGCATTTATTTGTTGATGGTCAAGAGGTTCCAAATATTATTAAATATGGACAAAATTTAGCCCCATATTTACATGAAAAATATAGAACTATTAATCCAGAAGAAATAATTGGAATAATTACTAAAGACATAGTAGGCTCTGTAGATTTAACTACAACTGCAGGAAGCGCCACAGTATCGTCTGCAATTAATTTTGGAGCATATAATATTTCTCCTGGAGATACAATTTTTATTGATGATCCGTCATTTTCTACATTAGGATATACAATTGCATCAGTATCTGGTCAATCATTGATATTGACCACTACAATGCCAGTAAGTATTACTAATGGATCATTCTCTGTTAATAGAACCGATATTAATGTTACTTCAGAAATAGACATTTCTTCAAATATTGCAGTATCAACAATAAGTGCTGTATTGAGTGGAAATGATTTAAATACAACTGCATCATCTCCAACAATAATAGCATCTGGAACCAATTTTACACTTAATAATATAAAAGCAGGTTATTCAATTGTAATTAATGATCCAGGATTATTACCAATATACACTATTGTTGATGTGTCTGGAAATACATTAACATTATCTGAAAATGTTTCATTATCTTTGTCTAATGCTACATATTACATTTATCCAAATGTTGAGGTAGAAATTCCAGGAGTCAGAGCATTAAGACCATCTTATAGTATTTCACGAACAAATGTGTTGACATTATCAAATAATGTTAAAACAAACGATATTGTTGTTGTTAAAACATTAGGAATAAATTTTAGAAAAATAAAAAGACAATATTATGTCTGGTCAGATGGTTATGAAAATATTCTTATGACCAAAATGCCACCTCCAATTTATTTAGATAGCGCAAATGTTACTAAAGTAATATTACCAAGTACAATTATTGGTCCATCAAATTCAACATTATCTTTAGGTGTATTTACTTCATCTAATTTATTAACATCACAACCTATTACTTCTACTACTGGAAGGCACTTAGCAGTTACAATAAGTGGAAATAATACTGTATTTTCTCCTGCAGTTCAAGTAATAATTGATGGCTATAATGGAGTAACACCTATTAATGAAATAGTTTCATTTACTGATTATGGAACATCTTATTCAACAAATAAATATACATCAATTAATTTTGTTCAAACAATAGTTACACCAATAGTTACAACTAAAAATGCATTATCTTTAACAATAAAAGAACAATATCCAGTTACTTATAATGAATCAAGCACAACTTCTGGTGTATTACAATATAGTTATACTATTAATACTGGTTATAACTTATCTTCAAGTGGCGGTCTTACAGTAACAGATGGTTATAAATTATTTAGTCAATTAGTTAATACTAATTATTTGGTTATTAATTACCCTCCAATTGCTGCGGGTTATTATCAAATTGCTGGAATTTCTGAAGATCGCAGTACTCTTACATTAACATCTTCTGTGCCTGCATTTACTGGTGGTATTTATCAAATTTTTGATGTAAGTGAGTATAGAAGTGGATTACAAAATGGATTCTTTACTTTTGAAAGAGATGGTTATCCAGGAGTTCCATATTATTTAAATTCTGGTTTTTATGATGTCGAATATTATTCTTATATGAATATAAGAATGGAACCTTTAAATGGTTACGTACATCTTGGTCATGATATGTTTGGTACAAATAATGCTGGCTGCATTATTGATGGTACTTATATTTATTCAATAATGTTAACTGATACTAGAATTGGTGAAACTGTTCCTGCAAATGAAAAATCAATAACTAAAAACTATAATTCTATTAAAAGAGTATTAAAAGATAAAAATACACTTGTAATGATTAATTTTGAAGAATTTCCATTTACAAATGATGCTGATCATTATATAAGAGTTGGTGAAATTAAAAATCAATTTGAATCATCAAAAGTTGTAAATGAAAATTTTGGAAATAGTTTAGTATTATTAAATAAACCAATCATTATATCAAATGATGGAATTTTAGATACTAAAAAAGAAGGAACAATAGAGTTCTGGGTATCACCATTATTTGATACTGGCAATGATCCAAATAATAGATTCTATTTTGATGCTTTTGGTGCTGTAACTGAAGAGTGCATAAGTGTTAATAATACTGCTGTTAAATTAAATAAACCTGCTGGAAGAATTTTAAAAGTTACTTTAACTGGTGATGATCCAACTATAGATTATTTTGCTGGCGGCAAGTTAGAACTTGATACACAAAATGTAATACAAGAAAATCAAACTAGCCTTAGTAATAGTACCGTTGTTGTTTTGAAACCAATTTTACAAGTTATTTCTGTTAAAATTGTTAACGATCCATCTGATAGAGATTTCTTTGGAACTGGCACAATAGGAAGTGATCGTAAAACAATTTATTTAGGAACAACTTTACCAAGTGCAAGTTTACCACTTATTGTTACATATAAGACTACAGAAAATAATAGTCTTAATACTCAAATAATAAGATTAAATAAAAAACTTCCAAATCAAAATTCTCATGTTCAAGTTACATATTTACCTAAAGGTTTGCAAGGAGATAGAATATCTATTTATAAAGACACTTATGGATTTATAAATTTTGGAATAACTGCATCTGGAACAGATTTTGTTGTTAGGGCTCCAACAAGATGGGTAAGAGATACTTGGCATAGAGTTAAGGCTAGTTACAAAATAAATGGTGGTTTGGGTACAGATGAAATGAGATTATTTGTAGATGGATATGAATATACAAATACTACAGTAGGTTCTAGCATATTATTTGGAGATTTCCCTGTTTATTTTGGAGGATCTATAACTGGAGATGGATACCATATAACTGATAATATTAAATTTAAAGATTCAATAAATCAATTAGTTATTGGTACTCAATATAATGGTCAAAACCCAATATTTAGTTTATTAGATAATTTTAGAATAAGTAATATTTCTAGACCAATATATGCTCCATATGGTGAACCAATAGATATAAATTATAATAATAATTTAAATATGGTTTTCCCAGTTACCCCAGATCTATATACTACATATTTATTAAATTTTTCAAAATCATTATTAAAAGTAACTGATTTTGCAATTATCAAAAATAGAGAAAATGGCAATTTTGATTTTTCAATTAATATTCAAGATTCTTTTGGTATAGTTAGTAGTAGTTCAAAAGTTCAAGAAGTATTGGAAAAATTAATAAAAACACTAAAGCCAGCTAATAGCAGGGTGTTTATTTCGTATACAAAATGAGATAAATTATGACAAAAAGAACGCCAGTTTCAGCTCCACAAAATGTTTGGTTTGATGCAAGACAAGTAGATAATACTGATCTTACATTAGAACAACAACACAATGATACTATTCAATCTGGTATTATTAATAATCATATTGGCACTGGGGTGCTACCTGAAGTATTAGAGCAATCTATTTTATTTGACTCTACTTTAGTTTCTGGATATGTAGATGGTATAGCTCAAACTGCCCAAACACAACCATCAGATTCTAGTTTTGGAAATCAATTAGAAATAGAATTAATTGGGTCAAATGTAGCTGGTAAAAAAACTGTTAAAGTAGCGATTATAGGATTAGACTTTGAAAGTAATTTACAATATGAAACATTTGTATTTAAATCAAATGAAATTCAAGTAAGCAAAAGGCATTTTACACAAATATTAATAATATTAACTAATGATTTAGTTGGAGATCCACTATTATCTTTTAATCTTGGTGGTAAAATAGTAATAAGAGAGGTAAAGCCAGTTACTTTATCTAGAAGTACTGTAATGGTTGCACAAGATGTTGAACCAAATTTATTTTTTAGAGATTTTTTTGTTAGCGGTTTTGCTTCTTTACAATTATTATTACAGGCAGCATTACCATTATATAATATAGATAATTTAAATATTTATACTGCAGCTAAAGGTGATAAAGTATTATCAGCAAATGATGTTACAACTCAAATTGGTCAAAAATTTGTAGCAGCAACAAACAATATACAAAAAGTAACATTATTATTATCAGTTCAAAATCTAGTAACTCCAGCAGATTTAGTTTGGACTGGAGATTTAATAGTTAGTATTTACCCACTTCAATCTAATATTGATTGTCCTACAGATGTAGTTCCAAATTTATCAATTGATTTTTCTCCGTCTAATATTCCATTAGCACAAGTTAGTATTGATTATAATACATTATCTGCTTCTGGTATTACTTTAGATTCTGTTGCACAACCAGTTGACTTTGTATTTAGTAATAGTTCTGTGGCATCTGGAAATGTAATTGTGCCTGGAAATTATTATGCAGTAACAGTTAAACGTTCTGGTTCAGCTAATAATTGTGATTTATTATTAGCTTTTGGAAATGATAGAGTTTCAGATTCAAGAATAACTGTATTTAGCAATACATTATGGGTTGATTTAGTTGATGAAGATTTGTGGTTTAAAATTTATACAGATGCCGCAAAAGTTTCTGATGGACAAGCATATGATTCTGGATTTGGAATTACAATTCCAAAAATAATAGAAGATCCTGTAACATTAGCAAATGTTGATTATTCTCTTAATAATATTCAATTCGTAGGAAATGATGTTTATAGAGGGGTATTATCTGCAATTACAGAAGAAAATACGCCAATACCAGATCAAAGAACAGGACAGCCAGTTCTTTCAAGAAAAGAATATGTTCCACAAGTTACATTATTAAACTCAATTGATATTGTCAATTTGCAATCAACAACAGATCCATTATTATTAGGGGCAATTTCAGATAAAAATATTAAATATTTTGATGCAACTACAGACTCTGTAACATCAAAGTTGCATAGTGCAACTATTATTAATAATGAAATGTTATTAAGAGTTGTTGATGATCCAACAGATACTGGAAGATATGATACATCAGTTAATCTTTTAGAAACAAGCTTATTAAATGGGGATTTTGTTGGAGCTAAAATTTATCCAAATGCCAATGACTTTTCTAAATATTATCGTGTAGCTGAAGCTAGACTTTGTACTATGATGTTGGGAGATGTTAATGGTGACGGAATAATTGATGAATCAGATATTGATTTATTAAATACTTATATTGGGTATAATCTTAATGTTGGATTACCAGTATCTACAACAATAACAACTGATGGATATACAACAACATTTACAAATGGATACACTACTTATAATGCAGAATTTTCTAATGCATTTTCTGTAAGTTTTCAAGTAGTAAATCCATCAACAAACTCTGTATTAGCAAGTGGAGTTGATGGAATATTAATTGCGCATCCAACAGATCCAAGATTAGGTCAATTTACCAGCGCATCAGTTAATTTCAATACTATGTTGGGTCTTGGTGGAACTAAATTAGTAATAACAACATCATTGCCTGTAGAAAATTATGGCGGATTTGATATTGTATCTATTGATACTTTATCAGATGTTATAACAATTAGAAAAGTATATCTTACTGCAGAAACATATTCTCAAATGTTTAGAGCAGATCTTGATGGCGACTTTTATATTACAAATATAGATGGATATTTATTAAGAGAATATCTTGATAGAGTTCCTGTATCTGGTGCACCAACAACCACATATCCCGCACCACTTACAAATCCATATACTAAAATTGGAACAATATTTAAGGTTCTTAAATTTAAACTTGAGAATTTTAATGGAAGAAATGACGATTATACAACATTAGGCGCAGGAAGATCAGATCCAACTACTGGGTTACACTCAATAACAGATATCTTTTTAACAGATGGATATTTACCATCACATGATTTTTACACATCACCAGTTCCAATTTTATTCAAAAAACAATTTTCTTGGGATGAATCTTTGGTTGTAACTAATTCTAGATCAAAATTAGTTCCAAGTGTATTTACTACATCCACTGGATTTACAAGTAATAATTGCAAAATTGATGGAATTATTTGTAATCTTTATCCATCAAAACCATCATTTGATAATGGTAGAATTGATTATTTCATACCAAATAATTTAATTATTGGTGAAGGTGGTGAGTTACATAGATCTGATGGAAATTTCTATAAAGTAGATTTTGAAGTTGGAACAATAGTTCTTGAAATTCCAGATGGAATTTTTGCAAATGAAAAAACCATCAATATATTACAAGACTTTATAGCATCAACAGTTGATGGAAGTGGAAATCTTACAGGATTAACATCATTAGGTTTCCCAGCAATGAAATTTGCTGATTGTTCTTTGGTTACAAGCGAAGCGCTAACTAATGATCAATTAAGATTCTCAGTATCAGTTCAATCTTTCTCTCCAAATACAAACGGATTATCTTCTGATGGATATTATGGTGCAATTGTTGATGGAAAGATTGGAGTATCAATTGATTATGACACTGGATTATTAACTCTTAATTTTACTAATTTGTATGAAGATACAGTTATGACAACTTTAAGCACTAAATTACAAGTTAATGTGTTCTTAAAGAAGGGTGGATTTAATAATAAACCATTATTTGTTGATTCAACTAAAGTTCAAAATATGTTGAATTTAATAAGCACATTTAGTGGTACTTCTGGTGGACCATCAACATTAGTAGATTTAAGCGTAGAAACAACTGGTGTTCTTCCAATTCTTCATGGTGGTACTGGATTAAATGCTGTTGGAGTATCAGGAACAGTATTAACTAGCAATGGAAGCAGTTTAAGTTATCAATTTGTTACAAGCAGTAATGTTACATATACTCCAGCAACCCCTACTCATTGGGCAGGATCTGCTCCAACTAACGTTAAAGATGCGATAGATAGACTAGCAGCACTTATTTATACATTAAATGGTTCAGTAGCAATTCCTTAATTATAATTATTTAATACCAAGATAGATAGATATATCTAATGTGGGTATAAAATGAAAATATTATGGTACGGATTCCTTAGTCGCAACCACTCTTGGTCAATTGTTGCGCAAAACATATCTCGTGAGCTAATTAAATTAGGTCATGATGTTGATTTATTTTCAACAAATGGAATAACTTATTTTCCAGATGATTTAAAAAGTAATTTAAAAGGTTTTTCGGAGGAAGGTCAAAAGTATACTCCAGAAGAATATGCTATTAAAGTTTCTAATAAATTAGAACAAAATTACGATATGCAATTGTCATATACAGCAATGCATAATTTTCAACATTATTTTATTAGAGGAAATACAAATAGATTTGGTATTTGGAATTATGAAACAACAGTTCTTCCAAAATCATTTGCTAAATATAGTTTGTGTGTTGATAAAGTAATTCCATCATCACAATTTTCTAAAAAAATATTTATGGATAATGGCATACCAGAATCTCGTCAAGTTGTTATACCACATGGAATTCATTTAGATAGATTTAATAATTTTGGTAAATACCCATTAAAAACTACAAAGAAATATAAAATTCTTGCAAATATTGCTCAACCACATTTACGTAAAAATGTTCCAGGATTATTAGAGGCTTATGGTAAGGCATTTACTAAAAATGATAATGTTTGTTTAGTATTAAAAATTTCAAAGAAAAGTGCAAATGGTCAAATGGAAATTCCATTTGGACAAATTTTTAATAATTGGAAATCAAAATATAAAAATCATGCCGAGGTTGAAATTATTGATAATTTTATTATAGATATCGAACCCCTTTACAATGCATGTGATGTGGTTTTTACAATGACACATGCAGAATGTTTCTGGATGCCAGGATTAGAGGGATTTGCTGCAAATAAGATTGTTGTTGCTCCACGTTATGGTGGACAATTAGAATATATGAATGATGATAATTCAATTTTAATTGATGGAAAACAAATAAGAGCAGATGTTAGAATGCAATATTGGGAACCATCACCATATGCAAGTGTATTTGATCCTAATGTAGATCAGGCTGCTGAAAAACTTAAAGATTTAATTAAAAATTATGATGATTATCATGCAAGGTTTTCTCCAAAAATGAAAGAGCTTATTCCAAATTATACTTGGAGAAGTGTTGCTGAAAAATTTGTAAGATTGTGCAAATGAAAATAATATCTATTACTAAAGTCAATGATGTTAAATTTAAAGATGATCGTGATAATGATCATATCGCTAATTGTTTTGAATGTAATGGGTCTATCATTCATGGAATGATTTCCTGTCCTGATCAACGTTGGGGATGTTGTGTTGCTCATTGGGGATATGGGTGTAAAAATTGTAAAACAGTTTATGATGTTAAATTTGATGTACCAGTTTCTGATGGAATAATAAAGTTTAAAATAAAGGAAGAAATTGGCGTTGCAGTTATTAATATAAATGCTGTTAAAAAATTATTTAAATAAATATTATTATACCAAATTATATATTTATAGGGTTATACAAATGAAAAATAATAAAGATGTTACTATACTTGGACCTGATAATCCACACTCTCCAATTAGATTTACTGTGTATGAAAAAATTGGTGTTGGTGTTATTAATCCTAGAGAACTTAAACAATCTTTCTTTAGAAGACTATTTAATAAAATTAAATTATTTTTTAGAAAATCAAAATCTATAAATTATTAATTGACACTGTGTGCACAGTGGTTACATATTGTATATGGGAAAAATTTTATCTATAGTAATTCCGGTTTTTAATAAATTTAATTTCACGCGAGCATGTCTTAATGATCTGTCACAACTACCAAACGACCATGAAATAATTATTGTTGATAATGCAAGTACAGACAACACTAAAGATCAATTAAAAGATTCAAAAGAAATAGTTTATATTAGAAATAATACAAATGAAGGTTTTGCTAAAGCAAGTAATAGAGGATTTTATAATTCATCTGCACCAAATATTTTGTTTTTAAATAATGACATTAGAGTTAAATCTAATTATGATAATTGGACTAAACTTATTATAGAAAAATGTGATGATGGTTTAGTTGGACCAACAATGGGTCAATTAGATAAAGATCTTAATTTTGTTCAAGAGGCAAATAAAGTATTAACTGGAAATTCATATATGTCTGGTTGGTGTTTAGGTTCTTCTAGAAAGAATTGGGCTAAATTAATTATACCCAGATCATATGAAGATCCTGATATTTTAGTTACAGAAACAGATCTTAATAGAGACTATTACTCTCAAATATTTTCTGAAGAATTCGGAATTGCTTATTTTGAAGATACTGATTTGTCATTTCGTGCCCGCAAATTAGGAATTAAAATGCAAGTTGTTGATATTCCAGTAGTTCATTTTGGTAAGCAAACAAGCAGTCAATTAAATACATATCAATTATATAAAAATGCTCGTAGTATTTTTGTTAAAAAATGGAAAAATAAATTATAATTTTTAAAGTGTTGATATAGCTACGACGAAAGTCTAGGTATATCATGCCTCTTAAATATAAAGTTTTAATTGTATTAGGTGTAATTTTAACCGCTGGTGTATTATCATTTATAGTTTATAAGCAGGTTGAAATTTCCAATCGTCAACGAGCAATAGAAACAGAAGTTGTTCTTCAAAAGAAATTAGCTGATGATATTGTTAGAAGTCAAAATCAATTTGCAACTAAAAAAGATATTGAGCAGTTTACAAAAGATCAAGGTGTTAATTTAAAAATTATTCAAGATGATATGAAAAAATTGCATGCTGAAATAAATGCAGTTAATGTTGTTACTGTTGTAAGCAATCCGCAAAATGGTCACCATATTCCTGTTACCGATGTTGGACCTGTAAATCCAAATCCAATCACAATTAAATGTCCTGATGGAACAATATGTCCAAATGCAGATCCATTTGGATATTTAAAAGCTCAACAAAATCTTTCATTAAGTGAAGATTTTAATGGCACTAAAGTTCCAATTGGTTCTGTTGGCTTTTCGGCATGGCAAAAAGATCCGTGGAATATAGATCTTAAAGGAAGGTCCTATGCAGTTACATCTGTAGTTGGTACAGATGAAAATCAAAGAACCTATTTTTATAATAAATTTACAGTTACTGTTGGTGATAAAACTTATGCAGTTCCAATTTCCAGAGCAGAAACCAAACAAGAATATCCTGAAGCAAAATGGTATTTTTGGAATCCAAGATTATTTATGGGAATTGATACTGGTGTAGCTTTAACTGCACCCATTAAAGCGGATATTACTCCAAATATTAGCATAGGCATCATGAGTTATGGTAAATATAAAAATCAACCAGATTTTTCTGTATTAGGATTTGGTGTAGGATATGGTGTGGTTAGTAAATATCCACAATTATCATTTAGCCCATTTACTTATAATATTGGCAAACATATTCCATTAATGAATAATATGTATGTTGGACCAACAATTCAATTTGGACTAAATGGAGATGTCGCAATTATGGCATCAATTAAAGTTGGATTATAAAGGCAGGATTTAATAATGTTAAATATATTTACATTAACTTGGAATGGTGCAGAAAAATTAACTAAATTAAAAAATTCATTAATTCCAGCATTACATGATTTAGATTATAAGTGGTATATAAAAGATAATGCATCTAAAGATAATACTTTAGAATTAATTTCTTCTTGGGATGCAAATATAAAAGCGATTCCTTATAAAAATAATTCTCAAAATTTTTCAGAAGGAATGAATTATTTATTTAATGAATCTAAAGCAGATGATGAAGATTATATTTTATTATTAAATAATGATGTAACTTTTCTTGATACCAAATCCATTCATTGTATGAAAGCCATTATGGATAATGATAATAGTGTTGGAGTTGTTGGGGCAAGATTATTATTTACTGGAACTGATAAGTTGCAACATGCTGGAGTTGTTTTTGATGAAAAGCATAATGCTCCAATGCATTTTCGTTTAAATGAAAAAACAGATTCTCAAGCAGAAAAAAATAGAGAATTTCAAGTTGTAACTGGAGCCGTTTTATTAACTAAAGCAAAATATTTTAAACAAGCTCATATTGGTAATAAATCTGGCATTAATGGAATGGATGAAAATTATCATTGGGCATTTGATGATGTTGATTTGTGTTTATCAATAAAACATAATTTAAATAAAAAAATTGTTTATTGTGGTAAGACTAATATTTGTCATGAAGAAAGCGCCTCTTTAAAAAAGAATCCAGTTAATAAATTATTTATGAATCATAATATTTCTTTATTAAGAAAAAAATGGGGAAATAAAGCACTTTTAGATAGCGCTCTTTATATTAAAGACCAAAAATTTAATCTTTATAGGGAATAATAATGAATAAAAAAGTTTTAATAACTGGAACCACTGGTTTTATTTTTAGTAATTTTATTAGAAAAGCAATTTATGATAAACAGCCATACCAGTTTGTTAGCATTGATAGAGTAAATGGTAATGCCAATTTAATGTACTGGAATAAAAACCACACATTTCATATAGCTGATATTAGAGATCAACATGTAATTGATACAATTTTTCAATTTGAAAAACCAGATATTGTTATTCATGGGGCGGCGGAATCTTTTGTAGATTCATCATTAGTAAATGCTAATGAATTTATGACTTCAAATGTGCTTGGAACTCAAGTAATAATTAATGCTTGCATTAAACATAATGTCGAGAAATTGATCTATATATCTACAGATGAAGTATATGGACACTTAACAAACGAAGATGCAGAAGCTTGGTCAGAAAATGCTCCGCTTAATCCAAGAAATCCATATTCAGCTTCAAAGGCTGCTGGAGAATTATTGGTAAAAGCGGCTAATCAAAGCCATGGATTAATTTATAATATTACTAGGTCATCAAACAATTATGGTCCAAGGCAAACTTCTGAAAAGCTTATACCTAAAATTATAAAATGTATTTTAGAAAATAAAAAAATACCAGTATATGGTCAGGGTTTACAAATAAGAGATTGGACATATGTTTCAGATAATTGTGATGGAATATTAACAGTATTAAATCACGGAAAACCAAATGAAACATATAATATAGGATCAAGTCAAGAAATACCTAATATCGAAGTAGTTCAAAAAATTTGCAATATTATGGAATCTGGGCATAATTTAATATCTCATATAGAGGATCCTAGACGCGGTCATGATTTTAGATACAGCTTAAATTGTAATAAAATTAAAAATCTTGGATGGGAGCCCAAAATAAAATTCAAGGACGGTATTAATCATACTGTTTATTGGTATCTTGCAAACAAATGGTTTTTAAAATGAAATTCATTTTCACTTTTGATGAAAAATTTTACATATACAAAATAACTAATTCTATAAACACTAAAATTTATATAGGCAGAACTAAGCAGCCCTCTTATAGAAGAAGGCAACACGTATCATCAGCTATAAATTGTTATAATAAAAAACAATTAACTAAAATTCAACAAGCTATTAAAGAATTAGGTCATAAGAATTTTATTTTTGAAGTTTTTGAAGAGTGTGGTAACTATGCAGAATCTTGTGAAAGAGAAATTTACTGGATTAATTTTTATAAATCAAATGAGGATGAATTTGGGTATAATGAAAAAGTTTCCGACTGTGGTGGCGTTATTTTATCAGAAGATAGTAGAAAAAAACTTTCATTTAGAATGACTGGTAATAAAAATCATAGGTTTGGCAAGAAGATATCTAAAGATATTAAAGATAATATGAGTAAACGAATGTTGGGAATTAATAATCCATTTTATGGAAAAACCCATTCTGATGAGACGAAAAAAATAATTGGAGAGAAGTCTAAAATAAGAGTATCTGGAGAAAATAATCCACATGCTAAACTCACTTTAGATATAGTTTGCAAAATTAGAGATGATTGGAAAACTGGTCAATATACTAAAATATTTTTATCCAAAAAATACAATGTAACAGCTGCTACTATTGGAAATATTATTTCTGGTAAAACATGGAAATAATCAATAGTTTTTAAAGTGATATATTATAAATAGTTGAATTAATAGGAGATTTAATGAGTGCAACATCAATAACAGAAGAAACCAAATCAGAAGAATTAGTCGATGATGTTTCAAATGTAGAAGTAAAAAAATCAGAAGAATCAGTAGATTTAAGTAAATTAGCAGCTTTAAAAGCTAAAAGCCAAGCAAAACAACAGGAGAATAAAATGCCAGCTAAAATTGTAGCTAAAAAAGAAAGGAGCTTAGCTCTTGGTATTATAGGTTCAGGACAAGCAGGTTCTAGAATTGCAGAGGCTTTTTATAAATTAGGATATAATTCGGTTGTTATTAATACCGCAATGCAAGATTTAAAGTTTATTGATGTCCCAGACTCAAATAAATTACTTTTAGAATATGGTTTGGGTGGAGCAGCAAAAGAAATTGAAATAGGAAAAGCTGCAGCTGAAGCTCATAGAGGCGAAATAGTTCAATTAATTAATGATAAATTGGCTGGGTCACAAGTAAATGTGCTTTGCTTGTCTCTAGGGGGCGGTTCTGGCGCAGGTTCATGCGAAACTTTGGTAGACCTACTATCAGAACAGGGAAAGCCTTTGGTGGTCATTACAGTGCTTCCAATGGATACTGAAGATGCTCACACCAAATCAAATGCATTAGAAACTCTTTCTAAATTAGCATCATTTACTCAAACTAAAAAAGTAAATAATTTAATTGTAGTAGATAATGCTAAAATTGAAGCAATTTACCAAGATGTAAGTCAAATTGAGTTTTATGGTGTGGCTAATAAAGCAATAGTAGACCCAATTGATGTATTTAATACATTATCGTCTATGCCTTCAGCAGTTAAAGGTTTAGATCCAATGGAATTTGGAAAATTATTTACAGATGGAGAAGGATTAACTGTTTATGGTGAACTTACTGTAGATAATTTCGTTGAAGATACTGCTATCGCAGAAGCAGTTGTAAATAATTTAAATGGAAATCTTTTAGCTGGTGGATTTAATTTAAAACAATCAAAATATGTTGGCGTAATTATTGCAGCCAATAAAGATGTTTGGTCAAAAATTCCAAGTTCAAGTATTCAATATGCTATGGCAATGATAAATGATCAGTGTGGAACACCTAAAGGTGTATTTAAAGGAATATATACTATTGAATCTAATGAACCGGTTGTAAAAGTATATTCTATATTTACTGGTTTAGGTCTTCCAGATTCTAGAGTTACTCAATTAAAAAAAGATGCCCATGAACACATGCAAGTTGTAAAAGGTAAAGATGAAAATAGAAATCTTAGCTTGCAACTTGATACTGGAACAAATGAAACAGTTTCTGCAGCTCAAAAAATTAAAGAAAAAATTGCTGCTAAATCATCTTCATTTGGAAAACTTGTTAGTGGAGTAGTTGATAGAAGGAAATAAAACTGGAGTAATAATGAATGTTTTAGAAGGAATTGATGTATCTAAATGGCAAAATAAAATAGATTGGCAAATAGTTGCAAATTTAAAAAGATTTTCTTTTGCTTGCGCACAAGCTACCAATATAGATCCAAAGGGCAATTATGTAATTGATCCTCAATTTAAAAATAATTGGAATGGTATTAAAACTAATGGATTAATACGTGGAGCATATGCTTTTGGTAAAAGTCAATATGATCCAATTAAACAGGCAGATTTTTTTGTTGATACATTAGGTCCGCTTGATCCTAAAGATTTTTTAATGTTAGATATTGAAGTTCCTGGTCTTTCTGGAAAACAATTTACAGATTGGATTTTAACATGGCTAGAACATGTTGAAAACAGAACTGGTAAAATTCCATTTGTTTACTCATATGGACCATTTTTTACAACTACTGCTGGCAAAGTAGATTCTATTACCGCCACAAAATTACAAAAATATCCATTTTGGCTTGCAGCTTATGTTAAAGATCCAAATAAATATGTCCCACAAGTTTGGAAAAATAAAGGTTGGGTTTTGTGGCAAAGATCTGGGGATATTGCTGCTCCAGGGGAAACAGTGCTTAGAATTCCTGGCATTTCTGCTAATGTAGATCTTAATAATTTTAATGGAACCATTGAAGAGTTCAAAGAAATTCTTTTAAATTTACATACTGGAAAAGAAAGCGCAATTAAATACGCATTTAATATAGATACTTCAGATTCTGAGCCTAACGTATAATATAAAATGTCGATAAAATAATACCGGATATATACACATTAAGTGTATAACTCCGGTATTATTATGACAAAAATTACAATAAGAAACAATAACTGTCAAATTACAGACGAATCAGATTTAGATCATATTTTAGCTCTTGATAAACATTTATCATTTAAAGTACAGGGCGCTGAGCACACTGCTGCTTATCGTGGATTTATAAATAGAGATGGCGACTTTGTGAAATGGGATGGCATGAAGAAAATGCTTACCCCAACACTTCAATTTGCAACTGGTCTTTTAGATAGGGTTCAAGAATTCTACAAAGATGCAAATAAAGAATTTGAAGTTATTGATAAGAGAACTCCCAAATCAGTAGGTATTCCAAAAGATATATTACCAAAATTAGCACAATTAAATAAAAATCCTTATCCATATCAATTAGAAACATTAGACGCAGTTGACAAAAATGATAGAGGAATTATTAAGGTAGCTACAGGTGGCGGAAAGTCTTTAATTGCAGCATTAATTTCTGCAAAATTAGGTAAAAAAACAATTATTTATGTAATTGGTAAAGATTTACTTTATCAATTCCACTCATTTTTCTCAGAAATTTTTGATGAACCAATTGGAATTATTGGTGATGGAAAATGTAAAATTCATGATATTAATATAGCTAGTATATGGACTGTTGGTCAAGCTATAGGAATGAATAAAAAAGAAATATTATTAGATGGTGAAGATGACGAAGAAGAATTAAGTAAAAACAAATATACAGACATCAATAAAATGATGAAAGAAGCAAAAGTTCATATTATTGATGAATGCCATATGTCTGCATGCGAAACCATTCAACAAATATTCAAACATACCACTGCTGAACACTTATATGGACTAAGTGGATCTCCTTGGAGAGATGATGGTGCAGACTTAATGATTGAAGCTATACTTGGAAAGTATATAATAAATATTTCTGCATCTAGACTTATTAAAGGTGGATTTTTAGCGCAACCATTAATTAGATTCAGAGTAACACCACAATATCCATATGAGCTTGAAAAACAATATCAATCTGTATATAAAAAATATATAACTGAAAATGATGTAAGAAATGGTTTAATATTGGATGCAACTAAAGTAATGGTTGACAAAGGATATCAAACATTAGTGTTATTTAATAGTTTAAAGCATGGTAAAATTCTATATGAATTATTTAAGCAACATATGGATTGTGCAATTTTAGATGGAAAGAATGATCAGGAAGAGAGAGATAAGGTTAAAAAAGATTTATTAGATCATAAAATTAATTGTGTATTAGCATCTAGGATTTTTGATATTGGAGTTGATATTCCAAGTTTATCTGGACTTGTTATTGCTTGTGGCGGTAAATCTACAGTTAAAGCATTACAAAGAGTTGGTAGAGTTATTAGAAAATATCCTGGAAAGAAATATGCGGCAATTGTAGATTTTGTTGATCAAGCTCCATTTTTATTAGAGCATTCTAAAGCAAGGTATAAAATTTATTGTTCTGAAGATGGATTTGATGTAAAGATTCCATCTTCAGTTAAATGGAGAAAAAAATAAACGTAAACCTATACATATTATTGCATTTGATTGAGGTAAAATATGAATCAAGATTGCAAAAAATGTAAAATATCAAAAGATATTTCTGAATTTTATTTAAGATCTGATGGTGGTAGGCAAAAAACATGTAAAAAATGTTATTGTGAAAAAACCAATAAGTATAAAAAAGAAAATAAAATTAAAATTAAAATTAGTACAAAACAGTATTATGAAAAAAACAAAAAAGATTTAAGTAAATATAGGAAATCTTATTATGAAAATAATAAAGATAAAGAATATAAACGAAATAGAAAATACGCAATAGAAAATAAAGAAAAGCTTAATGAATATTATCAATCATATAGAGATAATAATAAAGAAAAAATGAGACTATATTATAAAGAATATAGGCTTAAAAATAAGAAATCTATTAATATTAAACAAAAAAATTATACAAAGGCAAGGAAAATAATAGATCCAAAATTCAAATTGCGATCTAGATTGTCAACTGCCATATCAATTCATTTAAAAGAAAATAATGGTTCTAAAAATAATAGATCTATTATCTCTGCACTGCCTTATTCTATAGAAGATCTTAAGGTCCATTTAGAAAAACAATTTGAATCATGGATGAGTTGGTCAAATCATGGTTCTTATAAAGCTTCCTTGTGGGATGATAATGATCCGTCAACATGGACTTGGCAGATAGACCATATTATTCCTCATTCAACTTTTAAATATACTTCAATGGATGATGATAGTTTTAAAAACTGTTGGTCGTTAGAAAATCTAAGACCATATTCTGCAAAACAAAATATTTTAGATGGCACAAATAAAATTCGCCATAAGGATGATTAATGAGTAAAAATAAAGATGATAATGTTGGCGGAAAATTAACAGATTTACCTAATGAAAAATATAAAAAATTTTTTGATAAGTTTCAAGAAATAAGTTTATTAGAAATTGAAAAATGGGGACCTGCACATTTGTTAGGGTATTTTTGCAAGAAATATTTTGATACATACCAAGTAAAGTATCAATTTAAATTTAATAGTCCGTCACCAAATAAATGTTTTGAGGTTTTTCAAATTAAAAAGCTAGCATCAATGCTAACTGCAAACCCAAAACTTCTTAAAGAATATATTGATTGGATTTATGAAAATAAAGTTATTAAAGCCAAACGCAGATTAACTTCAATTTCATTTATGACCAATGAAGGCGTTGTAAATGAATACAAAATGAATGTTTTATTGGCTGGCAAGAAAAATCTTAATGTAGATCGATCTACTCCTCTTCCAGAAAAATTTAAAGTTATTTTTCAATCTGCTGGAGTTACAATAAATAATTATGGTGAACTTGCATTTTTATCACAAATGAGTGATATGCCTTCTCCATTGCTTTTAGCATTTGAAAAAGCAGAACAAGAAGGATTTGATAAAGAGGTTCTTGGGAGAATAGTATGAAACTAGAAAAAGGTCAATATGTAGAGTGTGCTCTTAAAAATGGGTGGATTGTATCTGGCACTATTGATGATATTAGCAGTACCGCATTACAACTTACTAGATCTGATGGTAAAGGCATTGCAATTATATTGCGTCCAAATGAGGAAATTGTTGTAATTAAAATACCAATTGAATCTGTAAAAAATACTACACCTATAATACAGGAAGAGAAAGAGATTGAAGAAACCAAATTAGACCCATCTATGCCTCATGAAAGCCCTGATGATCTCAAAACGTTAACCGAATTGAGAACAGAGTTTTTAAAAGAAGAAAAAAAGAATATAGCAAATAAATTGCGCAGTCATGAAATTAGTGATGTGAGAAAGGTTGAGTATGGATATCCAGGATTTTTCAAGAAGCCAAGCGCTAAATAATATTCCAACAAGAAAACTTCAAAATTTTTTGACTACAATTGAGGAGAGCAATGATTCGCAAGAAGTAAAACATGTTAAATTAATAGCTGCAAATAGATATGCTGAAAGTAATATTCCATTTGAATATTGGACATTAAAAATGGAAAAAGATTTCCATGGCGATCCGCGCTTATTAAATAAATATGAAGAGTATATTAAAGATTTAAAACAGTCATATATAAACGGATCATCAATCTGCTTTGCAGGCGGTCATGGTTTAGGAAAAACTTTTACGGTGACTTCTATTTTAAAGAAAGCGTGTCAAAAGAATTTCACATGTCTTTATACAACATTAAGTGATATTGTTAATGTTATGACGTCTGGTATTGGTGAGGACAAGTATTTAGCTAAAAGAGAATTAGCATTAGTTGATTTTCTTGTAATAGATGAATTTGATTCTAGATTTATGCCATCAGAAAATGCTGCAGATTTATATGCTAGAAGTTTAGAAAATGTATTCAGAACTAGAAGCCAAAATAAATTACCAACATTAATGTGTACTAATAGTCCAAATGTTGTTGAAAGTTTTAATGGTCCACTTAAAGCAAGTATGGATAGTTTAATGCGAGGCTATCTTAAAGTGTTTGTTGTGTTGGGTGATGATTTTAGAAAGAAAGGCAAATAATTATGGCATTTAATGAACTTGACTTATCTATATTAAAAACAATTACAACCAATAAAAAACATGCCATAGATTTTGCAAATGAATGTGATACTAAATTATTTTCTCCTGATATCTGGAACTCTGCCAATTTAATTGTTAGTTACATTAAAACATATAAAGATATACCAACATTACGTGTTATAACCGAAAAACTTCAAAAAGGAAATAATGATAAATTAATAGAGCATGTAAAATCTGTTTGGTCAGCTTTAGAAGTATTTACATATAATGATAAAGAATATAAACATGATCTGGGGAAACTTAAAAGAAGATTTGCAGAAAAGCAAATTTCTCAAATGCAAGATTCATTAAATAAAATTGATCCTGCATCTGTAGATATTGATAAAACTCTTGGTGATATGACCAAGACAATTCATACAATTAAAAATTTAAATAAAAAACGTACATTTGAAAGAAAAACTCTTAAAGAAGCAGTTCCTGCTTTTAGAGAAGAATATAATGCTAAAATGGCAGATCCAACCTTTGATAAAGGTATAATGACTGGATATTCTGTTTTAGATAATGTAACAGATGGTTTGCGCCCAGGTGAGTTATTATTAATTGGAGGAGAATCATCATCTGGAAAATCCATGTTATTAATGAATATGGCTATTCAAATGTGGTTACAAAATAATAATGTTGATATGGAAGATAACTTCTCTCCAGGACAAGATGTTTTATATTTTTCTTTAGAAATGCCATTTAAACCATGTTTAAATCGTGTATTATCAAGATTATCAACTTGTCCGTCAAAACTTATTCGTAATGCTCAATTAAATAGCGAAGAGGCTGTTAAATTAAAAAAAGCTCTTAAATTCATTACTAAATATCCAAATCAATTTGAAATTGTAGATTATCCTCGTGGTGCTACAATGGAAGATTTGGAAATGATTTATGAAGAAGTTAAAGCGTATTATGATCCTAAAGTTATAGTAATAGATTATCTTGGTCTTATGGATTACGAAGACAAAGATATGGATGATTGGCTTAAGTTAGGAAAAATTTCAGAAAAAATACATGAATTTAGTCGTGTTCATAATTTAACAGTATTAAGTGCAGTACAGCTTAATAGAGCTAAGAGCAAAGAACCTGAGGATCGTATTGGAATGCATCGTATTGGTAGATCTGCATTAATTATGCAAAATGCAAATATTGCAATTCAAATTGAAACAAGACAAAATGAAAAAAATTATCCAGACATGATTTATCATTTAATTAAAAATAGAGATGGTGCATTAGAAAAAGGTAATTTGATTAAAAATCTTGCATGTGGAACTTTATTAGACAATAAAGTTGAAGAAGATCCAACAACATTTGAAATGCGAGACCCTGACGATATATCTGGTAGAATTGAATTATTAGACATATAATAAGGGGATTGTATGAAAAACTATGAAGAGGTTGTTGGCGAAGCTGTAAGAGTTGAATATACAGAACATGACGGCAAACTATACATAGTATTTGAAATTACTAATAATAAACATAAGCAAAATATTCTTAAAGATTGGACTAAAGATATTGAGTTTATTATAAAAGATAAAAATTTAATAAAGGAAAATTCAAATGAATAATGAAATGTTAATTGATCTTTGTTCAAAAACAAAATCACTTACTATTAGTGTTGGTGATTTTACAGATCTTTTAAAAGAGCCTACATTAATTTTTAATTGGATATCAGATAAAGATATTTTAAAAACCGCATTATATGCAACATATAATGATACAAAAATTTTTGTATCTAGAGATTTAGCTTATGGTCAATATAAATTAAGTGAGGAATAAATGCCTACATATTATCATCAATGTAAAAATAAAGAATGTGCTCATGAATGGGAAGATTGGTATTCATTATCAACAGAACCGCCCAAAGTTTGCCCAAAATGTAATCAAGAAACTGCTGAAAGAGTTATTAGCTTTGCAACTCCAGGAACAGTAGAATTAACTGGTCAAGATTTAGTAGATAAAATCAAATCAGATACAAAGCAATTAAAAAAAGATATGGGAAAATCAGACAAAATTTATGCTAACATGTTAGGTGATGATAGATATCATCAATTACAAACAAAAATGGATAAACAAAAAAGAAGATAATACTCGCAGACTTGACAAATAAATTTAAATAATTACATTGTAGTTAATATTGTTACATTAATTTGAGGAAAAATGCCAACGTATATTTATAAATGTGACGTGCATGGAGAATTTGAAGAAATTCACTCCATAACTGAACAATTAGAAGAGTGTCCTAAATGCAAAGAAGAAGGTTTAGAACCCCAAAAAGTAATACGATTAATATCATCTAATGGAACTTTCATATTAAATGGTGGCGGCTGGGCAAGAGAAGGATATTCTTGATGACTAAAAAAGTCAACAAACAAAGTGAACAAAAACAAAAGCTCCAAAAAATTGTGGGGCTTTTGAAATTTATTTTATCACTTGATGATCAAGAAATAACCAAATCAACCATTGAATCAATAATAGAATTATTAGAAGAAGAAATAAATAAAAATTGATAGTAAAAACTAATATCAATAATAGAGTATATCCTTACTTTAATTATAGGAAAGAATAAATGCTAACAGAACAAGAAGCACAAGATTTAATGATTAAACTTATTGAGCTTAGAGAGCGCAGTAAAAATAAAGAAGAATCTGTTGAAATACAGCTTAAAAAGCATGAAAATATATGTATTGAAAAATTTAAATATTTAGTAACCATGAAAACTGGTCGTTATAAAGTATTTTCTAATTATGATGATTTAAACCAAGAAGGTTTTGAAGCTTTAATTAAAGCAATGAATAATTATAATCCAAAAAAAGGATCTTTCTTTTGGTGGGCACATAAATATATTGATACTAGAATTTCTAGAAGTGCTAATTTACATACTACAATTAGATATCCACTTAAAGTTGCAAAAAACAGTACTCCTCATAAAGAGGCTGTTATGCCGACTTTAATTGAAGAAAGATATTGTCCAGATAAAGAGCTTGAAGATGTTCAAACAAATAACATTATTCAAGAATCTATTGCTTTACTTACAGAAGATCAAAAAGAAATTATTAATTTAGCGTATGGTTTAGATGGAGATAAACCAATGTCAATTAATAAAATTTGCAAAAAACTAAATATATCAAGACCTTATTGTGTTAAGGCAATTAATACTGCTATTTCTTTAATGAGAAATAATATCAAAGTTTAATAATTTAATAAAGTTTAAAAATAATAGGACTTAATTCTTATAGGTGAATTATGAAGGGATATACTTATTCTCAGGTATTAGAAGCGTCAACAAAGTACTTTAATAATGATGAATTTGCTGGTAAAGTATTTGTTGATAAATATGCATTACAAACTCAACAGGGTCAATATTTAGAATTGACGCCTAAAGATATGCATGCTCGTTTGGCAAAAGAATTTGCAAGAATTGAAAATAAATATCCGAATCC